GCTTGTCCGCGCTGCCCTGCTTGCGATCAAACGCGGCCGCCAGCTCGAACGGGGAGATGCGGCGTGAGCAACAGAGAGGCGACCGCATGGGCGACGCTCGCTTTCTCGGGCGTGTTTCAGGCAATCCTAGCCGATACCATTGTCGGTAATATCATCGTTGCCGTTCCCTGCATCGCGGCCGGCGCGTTTTGGTTACATCGTGATGCGCGAGGTCGGGCATGACCCAAACATCAACGCCACGCCCCCAAATATCGCGGTCAGAGGGACAGAGGATAGCGGAGCGCATTCAGTGGGGCTTGAAAATAGGTGCCGCCGTGTTGTTGCTCGCAACTGCTTGGACGCCTTCCGAAAAGCATGCCTTACTGATCAACGCCGCCATGATCTGGATTGTCGGAGCGTGGGTGGTCGTGGCGATGCGTGCCCTCGACCGCGACAGGGATGGAAACCCGAAGGGCGGAGACGGGGAAGTCGGCTCCGTGCGCAGCATGACAGCCCGGTCCGAAGGAGTCGCCCGATGACTGGCCTGGTATCAGACGAAACCCTCCGCATCCACGCAAGGACCGTCGTAGAGGGAGAAGGGGCTGAGGAGCACGACCCGGCGTTGGTCGAGGCTGTGGCGCGGGCGCTCGCTGAGGCTGAAGCCTGTCATGCCAACGACTGGCGATGGTTTGTTGAGGGAGCCCGAGCCGCCCTCTCCACCATCCGTAAGCATCAGGCGGGGGAAGACGCATGAACACCCGAGGTCGCCCCGCGGGTCGCATGACACCGCTGCGTCAGAAGGCGCTCGCCGTCATCGCCGAGCGAGAGAGGTCGGGGCATCCGGTGCTAGTGGCTACAGTCGCTCGTCGCCTGGGCGTGCATCGTCAAAGTGCCCAACGCATTCTCCGCGACTTGAGGCAACTCAGGCCGATTTAATGTTGCGTTACGCAGCCTGTCGCCGTGCTGTAGATGGTGCGGCGCTATGGGGCGCCCATCCGACTTTTCCGAGCAGCTGGCCGACGCGATCTGCGAAGGCATCGCCGACGGTCGCTCGCTCCGATCGATCTGTCTTGACGACAACATGCCCCACAAGGCGACGGTCTTCCGCTGGTTGGCCGCCCGCGACGACTTCCGCGACCAATACACGCGCGCCCGTGACGCCCAGGCCGACACGATCTTCGACGAGATCATCGACATCGCCGACGATGGGTCGAACGACTGGATGGAGCGGCATGACGAGGACGGCGGCAACATCGGCTGGCGGGAGAACGGCGAGGCGCTGAACCGCTCGAAGATCCGCATCGACGCCCGCAAATGGATGGCGGGTAAGCTTCGTCCTAAGGTGTACGGGGACAAGCAGCAGATCGAGCACAGCGGCGCTGTCAGCCTCTCGGCCGCGCTTGATGGGCTGCCCGAGTGAGTACCCTCAGCGAGAAGCAGCGGGCCAAGCTCGAACGCCTCAGTCGCGACTTCGAGTATTTCGCGCGCGCCTGCCTCCGGGTCCGAACCAAGTCGGGCAAGATGGAGCCGTTCGTGCTCAACCGGGCGCAGCGCTTCCTCCACGACCATCTGGAGAAGCAGCGGCGCGACACCGGCAAGGTCCGTGCGATCATCCTGAAGGGGCGTCAGATGGGCGCCTCGACCTATATTGAGGGGCGGTTCTACTGGCGGCTGTGGAAGGATCGCGGCCTCCGCGCCTTCATCCTGACGCACGAGCAGGCAGCGACCGACAACCTGTTCGCGATGGCCAAGCGCTACCACGAGGCGATGCCGGATGGGCTGGCGCATGAGACGCAAGCTGCGAACGCGAAGGAGCTGGCCTTTGCCGGCCGCGACAGCAGCTACATGGTGGCGACGGCGGGCACGAAGGAGGTTGGCCGGTCGAGCACCATTCAGCTGCTCCACGGCTCCGAGGTCGCGTTCTGGCCCAATGCCGAGGAGCACACGGCTGGCCTGATCCAGGCGCTCGCCGATGAGGATGGCACGGAAGCGATCTTTGAGAGCACGGCCAACGGCATCGGCAACGTCTTCCAACGCCGATACGCGGGTGCGCAGCGCGGTGCCGAGTACCAGGCGATCTTCATGCCGTGGTTCTGGGATGCCGGATATGCGTCCCCTGCCCCCGACGATTGGACGCCGGGCAGCAAGTGGATCGAGTACGGCACTACCTACGCGCTGACGATGGATCAGCTGTGGTGGGCGTTCCGCAAGAACCAAGACATGGCGACGGCGACAGGTCAGTCCGAAGACGAGCCGTGTTGGAAGTTCCGCCAAGAGTATCCGGCCAACGCCGACGAGGCGTTCCAGACGGCGGGCAACAGCTTCATCCCGACCGACAAGGTGGCACAGGCGCGCAAGGCGAAGGTACTGCCTCAGGGGCCGCTGATCTTCGGCATCGATCCGGCGCGTGGTGGCGGAGACAAGACCGGTGTGGTGTCGCGTCAAGGCCGCAGCATCGGGACCATGCTGTGCGACCTGTGGGATCTCGACGACACCATGGCGATCGCCGGGCGGGTCGCCAGCCTCATCAAGCTGCACCGCCCCGACGCGGTCAACATCGACGTGGGTGGCCTCGGAGCGGGCGTGTACGACCGGCTGCGCGAGCTTGGGTACACCTGCGTCAACGCGATCAATTTCGGCTCTGCCCCGCACGGGATGGGGCCGACCGGCGATGACCTCTACGAGAACCGCCGCGCCGAGATGTGGGATCTGCTGCGCGACTGGTTCAACGATCCGGCGGGCGTGCAGATACCCGACGCCGACGCGGTTCACGCCGACCTGACCGCTCCTGTCTGGGGGGCGGGCGCGACCCGGCACAAGTCGAACAACGAGCTGGTCCTCGAGCCCAAGGACGCCATCCGCAAGCGGCTCGGCTTCTCGCCCGATCTTGGTGACGCGATGGCGCTGACCTTCGCCGTGCCGATCCGCGCGTCGCACTGGGATGACGAGGAAGACGAGCGCGACGGCCGCGACCGGAACACGGGGTACTGATGGAAGACGATCTCCTCCTCGACCCCGTCGCCACGATGGCCGACGAACTGCTGCCTGAGCCGGAACCGGAGCTATCCGCGCTCGACAAGCTGACGCGCATGGCGGCGACCACCGGCAACATCGCCAAGGCGCTCGACGGTAGCACGCTGCTCGACATCGGGTCGCGCGTGGTCGAGGATTACGAGACCGACCGCGCCGACCGTAGCGACTGGCAGACGATCGCCGAAGAAGCCCTTCGCGCTGCGTCGCAGGAGTCGAAGGGCGAGAAGAAGACCTACCCCTGCAACGGGGCGGCCAACATCAACTTTCCGCTGCTGACCACGGCCGCGCTTCAGTTCAACGCCCGCGCCTATCCCGCCATCGTGAAGGGTGACGAGGCGGTGTCGGTGAAGGTCGTCGGCAAGGACAACGGACGGCCGGAGATGGGGCCCGAGGGGCCGCTGATGCAGGCAGGCCCCGATGGCCAGCCCGCCCCTGTCTGGGCGGTGCCACCAGGCGGCAAGGCGGCTCGTGCAAGCCGAGTAGGCGACTATCTCAACACGACGCTGTTCTACCGCATGGACGATTGGGAGGCGGACACCGACGCGCTCCTGCTTCAACTCCCCGTCGTCGGCTGCGTCTTCCGCAAGGTCTGGTACGATCCGATCGGGCAGAAGCATTGCGCCGCGATGGTGCCGGCATTGCGCCTGTTCGCCCCTCGCACGGCCAAGAGCGTCGACACGGCGATGCGGCTGACCGAGGAGGTGCCTAACCAGTACCCGGCTGAGATCATCGCTCGTCAGCGCGACGGCACCTACAGCGAAGTGGACCTGTTCGGCCTCTACGGCGATCAGACACCCGACCAGCTCGCGAACTTCGATCGCGAGCCGCGGCTTTTGCTCGAACAGCATCGCCTGATCGACCTCGACGAGGACGGCTTGCCCGAGCCATACATCGTCACGGTCGACCACGAGACGCGTAAGGTGCTCCGGATCGAGCCGAACTTCTCGCCCGAGAGTGTGACCATCGATGGCGACCGTGCCATCCGGATCAAGCCTGGCCAGCATTACGTCAAGTACGACTTCTTCCCCGACCCCAACGGTGGCTTCTACGGCCTCGGGCTGGGCCATCTGCTCCGTCAGGTCGGAAGCATCATCGACACGGCCATCAACCAGATGCTCGACGCCGGGCAGGCGCAGGTGGCGGGCGGCGGCTTCATCGCATCGGGCGTCCGGCTGACTGGGAAGGGCGGCAACGGCAACCTGCTGTTCGAGCCAGGCAAGTGGAAGACGGTCGACGTGCCGGGCAACCAGCTCCGCGAGGCGATCGTCGATCGCACGGTGCCGCAGCCGTCGACCATCATGTATCAGCTCCTCGACCTGATGCTCGGCGCCGCCAAGGACATCGCGTCGGTGAAGGACGTGATAACCGGCGAGGCGTCGAACAACGGCCAAGTGGGCACCACGCTCGCCCTGATCGAGCAGGGGCTTCAGGTCTTCACCGCGATCTACAAGCGCACCTACCGTGCGCTGAAGGCTGAATACACGCTGCTGTTCGGCAACCTCGCACGTTACGCAAGCGATACGATCCGTGAGGATTATCGAACCGTCCTCGACGATCCCGCGGCGGACTTTGATGCGGACTTCAACCAGGCCGATATGGACATTCGGCCCGTCTCCGATCCGCAGTCGGTGACCAAGATGCAGAAGATGGCGCGTGCGCAGTTCTTGGGCGGGTTCGTCAACCTCCCCTGGATGAACGGCCCCGCGATCACCAAGCGGATGCTTGAAGCGGCGGACGTCGAGGACACCGACGAACTGATCGTGCCGCCTCAGCCCCAGCAGCCGAACCCGAAGGACGTGGCCGACGCGGCGGACAAGGCCGCTTCTGCCGAGCTGAAGGGCCAGCAGGCGCAGACTGAGGAGCAGAAGCGCCAAGGCATGGCGATCGAGAACTTCGCCAAGGCCTACGGCGCCGGGCAGCAGATTGGAGCGGCGGCATGAGCGAGATCGTGTTCCCGGCGCAGGACGTTCGCGCGTGGCAGGATGAGGGCGTGGACGGCAAGATGGCCGAAGCCCTCCGCGCTGCCCTCGGGTTCGGGCTGGGCGGTGGTCAGCGCATCGACATCAAGCCGAACGAGCACGGCGACTGGATCGTCGAGGTGCCGGAATGACGGCGCCCGACCTCGACGAGTTCACGCTGTGGCGGGATCACCCCGTCACGAAGTGGATCTTCGCCGCCATCCGCCGCGCGCAGGGGCAGGAGCAGGCCGAGTGGCTTCGCATCTCGTGGGAAGCCCGCCCCAGCGACGGGAAAACCTCCCCTGCCGCCCTGATCGAGCTGCGCACTCGTCACGACGCGCTCGGCGAACTGATCGACAACGACCTCGAAGACTGGAGCCGGATGAATGCTGAACCCCAGCGGAATTGACCCCGTGGGTGGCCACCTCGTGGTCGCGATCGAGAAGAGCGCGCTTGAGCAGCGGGCCGCTGCGTCGGGGCTGCACATCCCTGACCAGCGTGCCGAGCGCGAGAAGCGCGGCGAACAGGCGGGGCTGATCATCGCTGTCGCAGCGGACGCGCGCTTCGGCGTCGGTGATCACGTCGGCAAGCGCGCGCTGTTCGGCCGCTACGCCGGCACTGAGGTCAAGGGCCAGGACGGCGAGGATTACCGGCTGCTGTTCGACGAGGACGTGAAGGGAATCTACCATGGTTGATACGACCTACCGCGGTGGCGGCGGCGACCGCATGGCCGGTTCGCTTGTCCCGCTCGGCACTGGGCAGGCGATCATCCCCAAGCAGCAGCTTGTCGACGCGACTGGCGCACCGGTGACGATCGGTTCTGCTCCTCAGGGCGCCTACAGCCTCGCCAGCAACATCAGCATCCCCGCCAACAACGGCACCGCAGCGCAGACCGTCAACCCCGGCGGTGCGTACGTCTGGGACGCGCAGTTCACCGGCGCGTCGATCCGGCTTCAGTCGCTCGGCTCAGACGGCACGACGTGGCGCGATACCGCGACGCTGACCGCCTCGGGCACCTACGGCTCGCTGGTTGCGATCGGCGTCGGCACGCAGGTGCGCCTGTTCAACCCGAACGGCGCGGCGTTGACCGGCGTCTACTCCAACCTCCTTCAGGAGGGCTGAGCGGTGGGGTCGGTTCTTCTCGGCACCGGCGGCGACACGACCGCGCTTCCCTCGCTCTACTGGGGGCAGGCCTCAAACCGCTGCTTCATGCCCCGCAACATCATCACGGGCGCGAACGCTTGGGCGAAAACCGAGGATGTCGTCTTCACGACGCAGGGGGGTTTCCCGCGCGTTGGCTGGGGCCGGTGGCGAGTGTCGAACAATCTGGAGAGCTTTCCAGCTAACGACGGGACGCTACTGGTTCGGATGGAATACCCGGCGAGTGTGTTCACGTTCGCCCGGCAGAACATCGCTGCTGGCGCAGGTGGTTCGCCCGCCGCAGTGCCGCATCCGACGAACACCACGCTGTTCCTCGACTTCGACACGTATGTCCCTCCGTTCGCCGCGCCTCGGTTTCGTGTCATCCAGACCGGGACCGACGTGCTATTTCGACAGGGGCAGATTGCCGACCAGGCAGCGCCCGGCTGTTATCTGAACAACGGCACCGGCACGCCCCCCGCGATGGAAGCAGCGTTCGGCGGTAACGCCAGCGAATACAGCTACCCCCCCGTTGCCTACCTTGTGCAGCATCGCAGCACGTCGGTTCTCCAGTTTGGAGACAGCCGCGAGGAAACCGGCACCGAGGCAGGGCGTCCGCCATATTACACAAACGGGCT